CTTAAAGCATATCACAACCTTGATCTTGAAAAAGAGCTTACTGAGCTTCTTTCCAAGGAACTTCAACTTGAGATCGACCGCGAACTCATCGAAGACCTTAGAATGATTGCTTATGGTATGCATAACCAAAGCAAGGGTGGCTCTAACCTTAACCTTATGGATAATAGCTATATTAACATGGGTGGTGGTGGACCTGGATTCCCAGGCAATACTGGTCTGAACGAGGCTGGTGATGCTGGAGATAGTTCTTTTGTTCCTGTTCAGTTCACCTATGATTTCAATGGTGCTCAGGGCACAGGTACTAGTACTTCGCTAGGTTCTGCTTCGCAGTCCTCAAATATCTTTGTAATTGATTTTAGTCAAGAAGATGTTACACTTGCTCCTCGTCACGTTGGCGAAGTGTATGCTAACCTCCTTGCGCTAATTAACCTTGCTTCACAAGATATTTATCGTACTACGATGCGTGGTCCTGGTAACTGGCTTCTTACCTCTCCTCTTATTGCTTCACTTCTAGAAAGTGCAACCAAGCTTGAGGGTGGTATTCAAGGTGGTGATGGTCCTACCAATTTTGGTAAGAACTCCATCGAGTATAAGGGTAAGTTTATGGGACGTTATGATCTCTACATTGATCCTATGTTCCCTCAAGACGAAATTCTTATGGGTTACAAAGGGTCGAATGCTATGGACGCAGGCTATGTCTACGCACCATACATCCCACTACAGCAACTACCAACTATCGTTGATCCAGAGACCTTCCAACCAAGGAAGGGTATCTTGACTCGCTACGGTAAAGTAGTCATTGAGCCTTACAACAGGTTCTATCGAGTTATTAGAGTTGTTGGTCCAACAGCCAACTTCCTCTTCAGCCCATTCTCTAGAAACACATCGTTCCTAGGGGCTACTGCTAGCTAATAGTAGGTAAGTTACTAATTTAATAAAAGACCAGGGGAATTTACTCCCCTGGTCTTTTTCTTTTAGCTATATATATAGTAGAGGTTATTTATGCACACATATAAAAGTAAATGTAGATGGAATCTACTTCTTTATACAGATGGAGATATCAAAGAGATAAGACCAGGGGAACTTTTTACTTCAAACACCTTAATAGAATCCAGATTTGTAGAGCTTCAAGTGAAAGAACAAAAAAAGAAGCCTATTAAATCAGCGAAAAAAGGAAGACCTAAAAAAATAATTTCTCCAAGCATTTTTGAGGAGGAATCAAATGCCAGCAGCAGCACCCAGAGTTGATCCTAAACTTTTAGGATTTGGAGATACGTTTGGAACTTATGGAGGTAATCTCCTTGGTGACACGGATATCTATTCCACAGCTATTGATGGGGATAAGCTAAACAGAAATACTTTATCTGATGAAGTAGAGCTTACTCTCTTTGAAGAAACTATTAGGGATTTTATATTAGCTAGGTTGGGGCATCCTGTAGTGCGAGTAGAGCTTAGTCCTTTTCAGATAAAGACTGCTATTGATGAAGCAATTACTAATTTAGATTATCATGCTCCTTTTTGGACTACACAAATAGCTACTTTCCAAACCCAAGCTGGGGTTAATACTTATATACTTCCCACATACATAGCTAATAACTTAGACTATGTTGTTTATAAGAAATCTTTATTAAGCATTCAGAATATGGGAGGAACTCTAGAGTTTGATTTCTTTATCAAGTACTTCCAAGATAATTTCTTGTTTAGTAATTTTAATGTAGCAGATTTCTATCTTCTACAAACTCATTTAGAGATGATAAGAAAAGTATTAGGCCAGGAAGGAGCTTGGGACGTTATTAATGGAAATATACTTCAGTTATATCCTGCTCCTATCTTGGATACACAAACAGTTATTCTGGTTTACAGGGGACTAGATACAAATACTTTACATCCCTTCTATAGAAACTGGATTCAACGATACGCCTTAGCTGTATCAAAAGGAATTCTTGGAGAGATCAGAGGTAAATATAATACTCTTCCTTCCCCAGGAGGAGGAGCATCCTTGAATGGAGCCGCTCTTCTTCAAGCAAGCGAAACTGAAAAAGATAAACTCAAGGAAGAACTTCTGAGTGAGATCGAAGAGCCTCCTGTCTTTACCATGTACTAGGATAAATAAAATGGCAAAAAAAGTTAAAAATAAATATGCAATATGTACTGCTTCTATTGCCAAAACAGCAGGAACTCGTAAGAGAAGTGACTGGAGTTCTGCTGCTAATGAAAGGTACGAACGTTGCAAAAAGGATTTAAAAGAAATGAGTGATACAAAAAAAGACCCACAGCACTGCTTAATTATTGCAGTAAAAGGAATGGCAAAAGCTCTTCTTAAACGACACAGAACTAAGAAGGCTGAATCCAAAAAGAAAAAAGCTAAAGCTGATAAGGATGAAGGTAATGAGGCTGTAGATCAGTTTGAATCAGTTCAATATAAGAATTCTTATGTTAGAAAGCTAATGGAAACTGATGCTGAAGATGAGAAAGCTGCTCTTGAGGCAGCCCCAAAAGAGGATGAAGCAAAGAAAGCAAGAGCTAAAGCAAGAGCAGCAGCGTATCTCAAAAAATTTCCTCCAAAAGCAGCTACATAAGTAAATGCCAAACAAGAACTACAAAGTAACTACTAAATTACCTCCGCTTCCTGACCTAGATGGTGAAGATAGTCTCCTCAATCTATTTGATCAGGACAATGCGGATATTAATCTATTTAATCTAGTAGATGATGAGATGATTAGGCTGGCTGGATCCAAGTTTTACTATCATAAGTATTATCAAAATGATGATTATGATCCTGTATACATGGAGTCTAGAAACAAGCCTATCTCAAAGCAAGCTCTTGTAGTTCATGGACATTATGAGCCTGTAGCTATGACTGAGAACTTAACTCAGTTTGGTATTGAGTTAACCAATGATCAGATGTTCACATTTAATAAAAGCTATATTGAGACTAAGCTTGGTAGACTTCCTATCCCAGGAGATGTGGTCAAGCCCGTGTTTCAAGATCAAGACTATGAAATCTTCGAAGTAGTTGAGGATAGCTTTGAGTCCTACGGGGTATTCCATATGGTGTGCTCTGCTAAACTCCTCCGCGATTCCCCAGATGTTCAAGATACTCCTCTTATGAAGGTAAGCGATCCTCTAGGTGGGTATGCAGGAGAAGAAGATGGCATCTAGTGTTGAACTTGTTAATGAAGGTGTAGCTACCTCAGAGGAGATAGATGGTCTATCCTCTATCCCTACTAATGTTACCTATAAAGATATTAGGAGTGAGATCTTTAAAATGACTCAAGCTCAGAGTAACATCTCCTTTGTTTACAAAGAGTTATTGAGATCAATGATTGCATCTTTTAATGACGTAGGCTACATTAGTTCCGAAGAAGAATTTATAGATATCAAATGTATTCATGCTAATTCGGAAAGAGCTATCGCTAAATTAAATCAAGAGAATAATATTATTCTACCTATTTTGTCAATAGCTCAAACCACTTCTGATAATGATGATACCAGGCGCAGGTATGAAAGTGTCTTAGTAAATGAGAAGTACTGGGATGCAGATAAGCATAGAGCTTTTAGAGTATTAAGTCTAAGTCCTAGGGCTATCAATATTAAATATCAATTAAATATTTGGGCCAAGTATAGAGCTAATATGGATCAAATCTTAGAGCAAGTTAGATTAAAGTTTAATCCTGAAATGAATGTGCCTACTCACTATGGAACTATAACAAAAGCCTACATTGATAGTGAAGGGGATTATGAATCTGCTAACGCTGGTGACAAGGAAGATAGAGTACTAAAGAAGAACATAGATATAGTGGTGAGAACCTATATTCCTAGTCCTAAGTTTTTATATACTTCTACAGGTAAGCTAGAGAAGCTTATGGTTGATACGAAAGCTTAAGAAATGCCTAGAGTAGAAATACAAGACGCGGCTGCCTCATGTGGTCATTTGAATACTGGAAGTAATAATGTTTTTGTAAATGGAAAAGGAATAACAAGAGTATCAAAAGATAGTGCAGGAGCCCAAATTATAGGGCCTGGGTCACAGACCGTTTTTACAGATGATCCTCCTTTTAGAGTTTCTTTAGAGGGGGATGCTATTGTAGGGCATGGAAAGTCTCCTCATGCTTCTCCTTTTACCGAAAACCCAAGTCCAAATGTTTACGCTGGCACAGGATTCCTTCCTCCACACGGTATGGGGCCTGTGGAATCACCAAACCTTATAACGACAAGTATTACTCCTGGCTCTATAAATCTAGGATTATCTGGATTAAATTATTATCCTCCCAACCCCAGTGATGCTTTGGCTATTAAGAATTACTGTAATCCTACAGGACCTGTTAATAATTCCTTGCCTACTGCTATCGAGATTAGCTATACCATTAAAAATATTGGAGAGTATGATTCTGGAAGCTTCACTGTAGGCCACTTCAAGCTCCCCACAGCAGTAGAAGATACAGAGTATAAGGGGTCTGCTTATATTTTAGTGGAGAACTTAGACCCTCAGTTTTATGAGGAGAATCATTTAGCCCTGTTATCTACAGCAGGCGTATCAAATCTTAGTCCAGGTGAAGAGTATACAGGAACCTTTACTCTACCTAAGATGTTCCTCAATCAACAGACCTATTACTTCGCAGTCTACTCAGATATTTACTCTGTAGTTACAGAACCTGATGAAAATAATAGCTTTAAGTCTATTGAGGTTAAACTAGATAATAGTTGCGCTACTACCTAAACCATTTTAACAAAAAAACTTTCAAAAAGTGAAGGTTCAATTAGTATATATTAAGGAGACAGAAAAATGAAGCAAGTAAAGAACGATAGTATGCAGTCTTTTACCATCTATTTTCAAACTGAAAAAGGGTGTAAAGAGAAGTGGATGACCCCAGGAGAAACTATTGTAGTTCCCGATACCTATATTTCGGAACAAATTAAAACACTTCATAGACGCAGAATTTTTAAGATTTCGAACGCTTAGGAGATAAATCATGCCAAATTATGTAAGTCCAGGTGTATATGTAATTGAAAAAGATATTTCAGAGTATGCACCCTCAATTAATACCTCAATAGTCGGGTTGGTTGGTTTTGCTGGTAAAGGTCCAACTAATAAAGCCACCTTGATTACTAGCCAAAATCAACTCATAGATACCTTCGGTCCTCCTTCTGAGAACCTACCTGGGCAAGCACTAGAAGGTGCCTTAGAAATCCTAGAACAAACGAATTCAGTCTATTTTTCACGGGCAGCAGCTAGTACTGCTGCTGATGCCTCCGCATCGGTTACATTAGGATCTTGCCCTGCTGTTATTGTTTCTGGTCCTCTTACTGCTGCTTACACAGATAGCAATACAGGAGATGGAAGTGGGTTCGGTATTGATCATTCTTTATATTTAAGAGTTCAAGTTTATAATAATGCTGGAGTAGCACAATACTCTACGGCAAAAACTTTCTCAATTCCAGCAGGTACTGTTACTGCTTCTACTTCTGGTGCTTCTCAAGCCCTAGCTCTTAAGCAAGTTATAGGTGGAAATTTAGATGCTGATAAGGTAGGAATCTATAACGATGGACAAGAGCAAGCTGGTCTAGATATTTCTGGTGCTCTTGTAGGTGCTTATGCAGGCTCTGGTGCTTATATGGTTGTTCAGTCCTATAGTGGAGCAGCTATGACTGATGTACTAGGTACTTCTGCTTTAGCACAAGTAAGTGGTTTAGTTCCTGGGGCTGGTTATGGGGTTGATCTTAAACCTGGAGGAGTGGAAAATCAATTTATGTTTGCATCCTCTGTTAGTGCTTACGGTTCTACCATTCTTCCTACAGCAACTAGTACAAGTTCACTACAGTATCTGGTAGAATCAATTTATCCAGGGGCTGGCTACAATGCAGGAACTACTACTGGTGGAGATACTAGTGGAAATTCAGTAACTGTAAGAACAGCAGGAGGTCAAAACTTCTTTGTAGATATTAATGATGCAGGAGTTGTATCAGAAAGCTTTAAAGCTAGTCTTGTAGGATCTGGAGTATTCTTAGAAGATCAAATTAATACTGGTGAGACTGACCTTACATCAGATATCATTAAAGGTAATCTTTATTCAGACTCTCTGGATATTGCAGCAACGGCACTTAATCAGTGGACAGATGTTTTAAATAACTTGGTTGGATTTACCGTAGGAAATGCAGGAGCGGGTTGTTGTGGAGCTACTACTCAATATCAAGATCCAAATATTACACCAGGCACTACTTCTACACCATTTTATGCAAAAACAACTACTCCGCTTACAGGAGCCGATCCAAGATTTGTAAAATTAGTTGAAGGAACCAATAACCTTGCAGGAGGTGATAACGGAACAGGGGATGATGCTGCAAATGTTACAGCACTTATTGGGGACGCAACTACTGAACCTAAGACAGGTATGCAAGTCTTAGCCGAGGATGCGATAAACGTTGGGATTGCTTTAATCCCTGGAATCTATAACCAAAGTGTTCAGAATAACCTTGTTACTATGGCTGAGAGTACTCAAAACTTCTTAGCTCTTGTTGCTCCTCCTTACGGAATTGGAACAGTACAAGATGCTATTGACTGGACAAATGGTAAATCTGCTAGTACTGCTGGGTCTAGAACGGCTGCTCTTAATAGCTCTTATGCAGCTACCTACTTCCCACATCTGAAAGTCTTTAGCGTCTTTGATTCTAAGGACAGATGGTATGATCCTACTATCTTTGCTGCAAGACAGATGGCTTACACTGATAATGTAGCTGATAGCTGGTTCGCTCCTGCTGGATACCAAAGAGGTAGACTAACCAAGCCAGTAGACACTGAAGTTAAACTAAACCAAGGTGATCGTGATAGCCTCTATAGTGGTGGAAACGTTATTAATCCTATCGTTTCCTTCCCACAACAAGGTATCACAATCTTCGGGCAAAGGACAACTCAACGTAGTCCTACAGCACTAGATAGAATTAATGTTCGTAGACTAATGATCTACATTAGAAAGGTTATCTTAGCTGCTACAAGAAGGTTTGTCTTCGAACCTAATGATGAGTTTACTTGGGAGCAGATTGAAGGAGTACTTAATCCTTTCCTTGACGATATCAGAAGAAGGCGTGGCATCACAGAATTCCGCGTTGTTTGTGACAAGACAGTAAATACTCCTGTGAGAATTGATAGAAACGAAATGTGGACTAAAGTTCTTGTCAAACCAACGAAGACTGCGGAGATTCTAATCTTCGAAGTTAACCTAACTAACCAGTCCGCACAATTAGGAAACTTATAAAGGAGAAAATAAATGGCTGATTCTTATTACAAGGTAAAATACGGGAGAGAGTTTACTCCTGGCAAGGGGCTGCCCACAATTTCAACTGATCTTGATTCAGTAAGGGCTTATCAATTTGAAATTAGATTTACTGGAGTCCCATCAGATGTAACAAACTCTCAAGATTTTACTTTAGCAGCTAAAAAGGTTACTGGTATTGAAATGTCTTCAGAAGCTATTGCAGTTGATCGTGTTAATGATAAAGTATTTTATCCAGGCAAGGTAACTCCTGGGGATCTCGTAGTAACCTTTGATAACCTTTATCTTAGAGAGACTGCTAGCGATCTTTGGAGATACTTTAAATCAACTTATGATCCTATCACAGGAGAGATAACTAAAAATTCTCAACCTGGTGGGGGAGCAGGAAATACATTTAAATCTGAAAGGGTAGAAATTATTCAACTTGATAATGTTTTAAACCCTCATTCAACTGTTGAACTTTACGGAGTTTGGCCTACCAAATGGTCTGCTGCTGAATTTAATTATGGGACTAATGATTTCCATACTATTGATGTAACATTTAAATATGATTTCATGCAACAGTATGATTATATTAACCCCTAATAGCACAAACTATACACTCAATACAGAGCCTAGTCTAAAGTTGTATTTAGGCTGGGCTCTGGTTTTGTTAGGACTATCATAAATTATGGATTATTTCAAGGAACTTCTAGATAGCTATAGTAAACTTAAAAAGAGAACCTTTAAGTTAGAGTATATTAATGAGCAGGAAGAAGTAGAGGGTAGAGGGGATCCTACAGCAGCTAAAGCTTTTTTCGATGCGGCTGATCCTCAGAGAGATCCTGCTAAATTTGATATAGCTATCCAAAGCAAGCAACCTTATGCTTACCAAAAAGCCCCTCCTAAAGAAGGAGGCATAGGTAAAACTATTGTAACGGGAGGACCATTAGGAACTGGATATACTAAAGAGGCTGGTAGTTGGGAAGAATTACTTCAGGTTGATCCTAAAAACGCTACAAAATTAATTAATTTTTTTGATCAACAGTCTGTGGAAGGAGAAGCGCAGACATCCGAACAAGCTGAAGCTGATAGACAAGCTGCTCTTGATACTCCTGGCTCTATAATGGATCAAGATGAAGCTAGATTCCCTAAAGGGGATGCGGACGCAGAGGAACTTAAAGCAACTTTAACAGCTACATCAGAAAAGCTTCAAGAACTTTGTGATCAAAATATATTTGGTGGACAGGAATGGACCGTTGAAGGAGGAGAAAAATATAATATATGTGGTCAAAGGGGGTGGCCTGCTGGTCGATATATAGGAGGAACAACTAATAGAAGTTTAGAGTATAAACTTGTAAATGGTATAACTATTCAGATTAATGAAAATGGAAAGATGGAACCTGGAAATATTGATACGGAGCTTTTAGCAGAAGTAGCTAAATCAAATGAGTTTATGGTTAAACTTCTGGGTAAAAATCCTCAAGATTGGACTGAAGATGATTGTGTACTAGCTAGAAGAAAAATTCGTCCTACCTCTGCTAAAGACAAATGTATTATTTTTGGTGAAGATGATGTTGGACCAGAACCTCAGATGTTATTCGGAGGAGGAGCAGAGCAGGAAGAAGAGCTTGAACAATGGCAGGATGCAACACCTTCTAGAGGAATTGCTATTAGTAAAGGTCCTTTACAACGAGCAATGATTCAGAAAATACAAGCTAATTGTGGAGACCTAAAAGAAGTAAAACCAGAAGGAACAGCATCTTATAATGAAGTTAAAGGGGTGTTCAACGAAGCTTTTCTAGGTTGGTTAATTAGTGTTAGAGCTTTACTAGAAGGTGCAGGAGATGACCCCCAACTTCAAGCTGCCGCACAGAGCCAGGCAATTGAGAGTCTTCAAGAGGTTGTGGGTACTCAAGTTGCAGAGTTAAGCCACCTTGCCCAGAGTACTGATCCTGATGCTGGTATAGAAATGGGAGACTTGCCTACAATAGAATTTGCTATTGCAAATCTAGGGCTACTTCAAAATAATGATGAGCTAAAAAACTATCTTCGGACAATGGCTAGAAAAAATGCAGCATTAATTAACATGTCTGGAGCACAGTCTACACTTGGTATGGGAAGAGCCCAAACAACGGGAGGTAAGGTAGATAATTATCTATTCTATGGTAGAGATAAAGAGGCTGCTGAGAGGTTTGCAGCAAGTCTAGATGTTGGTCAAACTTTACCTCTAGTAACTTCACTAACTCCTGCACAATTAGTTGCACAGGCTACAGAAGGGGATGTGCGAAATAGTGTTATGGCTACGTTAGAAGCAGCAGGTTTTGATCCTGCTGATGATAGCACAGATCCAATAACAGGGGAGCCTGTAGATCCTGTTCATCTAATTGGTCTAGGTCAAAAGCTTATTGAAAAGAACAAGATTAAAGTTGGAGAAACTTTATATGATAGAATGCTTAAAATATTAGCAGGAGAGTCCGTAACAGGAACTGCGGTAGAAGGGCAAGCCTATCAGGTTAAACTAAAAGAAGTGCATCCTATTGATGCTGCTAGAGAAGCTGCTTTACATGAGTATGCTGAGGCAAGAATAGCCGAGTCTGGATTAATTGATGCGGGCTCTACAGGATTTCAAGCATGGGTAGATTCAGGAAAGATAAGTGCTATATCCCCAACAGAAATTGTTGTAGGTATAAGAGCTAACTTTAAGGCACATATACCCCTTCCTGGAGCGATAAAAAAAGGACAATCTCCTATTTGGGATACTCTATATGAGTGGGATCCTACAGGAGGTGAAGACGGCAACGGGGAGTGGGAAGAAAGAAATATAGAGGGAGACTCTCCTGAAGCAGTAAAAAATAGAGCTAGAGTAGTAGAAGCTACCAAAAGAGTTCGTTTAATGACAAAGATAGCTGCTGATAGGGCTGATGCTAAAAAGGATGGGGCTACTCCTGCTCAGATAGCGGCAGGTCAAGCTGCTGAAGATACGTTAGTTAGGATGGGTGTTCAAGTTGGTATGAATGTGGGAGAATTAATTCAAGTAGTAATTAGAGAAGGGGAGGATGAAGATACTATAGCTTTTAATCAAAATGATCTTGTTAGAGAGCTTGCTCTCGCACAAAAAAAGGAGAGACTAGAAATAGATCAAAAAGCAGACGGTCAAACTACAACATTTACTTTTAAAACTGAATCTGGTTGTGATGTTAAGTATACTGTAAATATGGAAAGAAGATCTAAAACAAATGTAGCTGCTATAATGGGGAAGATTAATGCTGAATCAGCAGAGTGCTTCCAAAGTGATACCCTAAAAGATGAAGCTAA